GTACACCGAGTGTTACTAGTTTAGCACTCAAAACTTAAACTTAAACAATTAATAATTAACAATTAAATTTAAACAAGATGGCTTTAGACATTAACGCAATCAGAGGTAGACTGAACAAACTACAAAACACGCAAAGGAAATCTGATAACCTATGGAAACCAACTCCTGGTAAACATACAGTCAGAATCGCTCCTTACCAATTCGACAAGGATAATCCATTTATCGAATTGTATTTTCACTACAACATTAACAACAAAACTTATTTATCACCACAATCATTTGGTAGACCAGACCCTATTGTAGAGTTTGCGGATAAACTAAAAAGAATGGGAGATAAAGAAGATTGGAAAGCAGCGAAAGCTATGGAGCCAAAACTTCGTACTTTTGTTCCTGTTCTTGTAAGAGGTGAAGAAGGTGAAGGAATCCGTTTTTGGGGATTCGGTAAAACAGTATATCAAGAAATTCTTGGATACATTGCTGACCCAGATTATGGTGATATCACAGACCCAACGAGTGGTAGAGATTTAACAATCGAATACAAATCAGCTGATGAAGCTGGTACTAGTTATCCAACTACTACTATTAGAGTTAAACCAAGTACATCTCCAATCACGGCAGATGAATCAAAAGTTCAAGGTTTATTGGAAGGACAGACTGAAATTACTGACTTATATTCAGAATTATCTTATGATGAATTAAAATCAGTATTAGAAGGATGGTTAAATCCAAATGCAGAAGGTGAATCTAAACCTGCATCAGCAGGATTAGCTCAAGCAGCTTCAGCACCATCACAACCAACTGAACCAAAAGCAGAAATCAACGCTCCTCAGAAAACTGATGAAGTTGCAGCTGCATTTGATGACTTGTTTAACAAATAAAAACCAATTTAATGGCGAAGAAGAAAGTAAAAGAACTGGATCTTGCAGACATCCTAGCGGGTGAACTGAATAAACAATCCAAAGACCAAAAAGTAGCATTTTTCCTTAATGAAGATGAAGCTCCTACAAATGTAGATGGGTGGATATCGACTGGGTGTGCAATGTTAGATGTGGCAGTTTCCAATCGTCCTTATGGTGGTTTACCTGTTGGTAGAATAACTGAAATAACAGGATTAGAACAATCAGGAAAATCATTAGTATCAGCCCACCTCCTTGCCGAAACACAAAAGCAAGGTGGTGTTGCTGTTCTTATTGATACAGAAACTGCAGTAAGTAGAGATTTTTTAGAAGCAATCGGTGTTGACGTTTCTAAATTACTTTATGTATCAGCAGATTCGGTTGAACAAATCTTTGATTTCACAGAAACTATCATTGAGAAAGTTAGAGAAACTTCCAAAGATAAAATAGTAACAATAGTAGTAGATTCAGTTGCGGCTGCTTCTACAACTAATGAATTAGCAGCAGATTACAAGAAAGATGGATATGCTACTGATAAAGCTATTATTATCTCGAAGGCAATGAGAAAGATTACCAATATGATTGGTAGACAGAAAATCTCATTGATATTCACTAACCAACTTAGACAGAAGATGAATGCTATGTTCGGAGACCCTTGGACTACAAGTGGTGGTAAAGCTCTTGCTTTTCACGCATCTGTAAGATTAAGGTTAAAGAATATGGGACAAATCAAGATGAAACAAGGTGGACAAGATAGGACAGTTGGAATGAAAGTTCGTTGTCAAGTAGTAAAAAACAGAATGGGACCTCCATTAAGAGCAGCCGATTTTGAAATATTTTTTGACAGAGGAATTGATAACTACGGTTCGTGGTTAAAGGTTATGAAAGAAAATAGCTTAGTAAAGCAAGCAGGGGCATGGTATACATATGTTGATACAGAAACCGGAGAAGAAATAAAATTCCAATCCAAAGATTTCATCGAGATGATGGGAGAAAGAGAAGAGTTACGTGAACAGATTTATAAGAAAATTTGTGAAGAAACTATCCTACAATATAAAGGAGATACTCTTGATATCGATAATATGGAAATAGATACTAAAGGACCTGGAATTAACGAGTAAAACAAAAATCAATATGAGTAAATTAATTACAATGTTGAGAAAGAGTGCTGAGGCTGATAAAGCCAAAGCACTTTTATCTCTCGAATTACTAGATAATAAGGCGGTCGGTATCGGAGACCATTCTACTACAGATTTCTACAAAAATGCAGAAGAAGCCCTTGTTATGTTAGTAGATGCAGATGATAGGTTGGGAGCAATTGAAAAATACTTTCCTCCAACAAAAGAAGTTATATAAATGAAAGAACTATACAAAAACATTTTAGATTCGGTTGAAACTGATAGAACCCAAAATATCAATAAACACAAGAATTCTCGTGTATTAATTATTGATGGGTTAAACACGTTCATCAGATGTTGGTCATCAATACCAACTATGAATGAAGATGGAGACCACGTAGGTGGTGCTACCGGTGTACTAAAATCAATAGGTTACGCAATCAGACAAACTCAACCAACTCGTGTTGTTGTAGTGTTCGATGGAAAGGGTGGTTCAACATCACGTAAAAAGAAGTTTAGTGGGTACAAAGCTCAACGAGATTCTAACAAACTTAGAGTAAATCGTGCATATAAAGGTATGATGAACGATGAGGATGAAAGAGAATCTATGAAAAGACAATTCGTTTGGTTAAATGAAATGTTAGATGGGTTACCATTAACAACTATGATTTACGATGGGGTTGAGGCAGATGATATAATGGCTTATATTTCTACCACACTTCTCAAGGAAGATGAACAAGCGGTAATCATGTCAACAGATAAGGATTTCCTTCAACTGATTGATGATACGACTATCGTTTGGTCACCTACCAAAAAGAAAATGTATAATACAAAAATGGTAAAAGAGGAATATGGTATAGAATCCAAGAATCTTTTATTATATAGAGTATTGGATGGAGATAAATCAGATAATATTCCTGGCGTATATGGATGTGGAATCAAAACAGTATTGAAGAGATTTCCAGAAATCGGTGGAGAAGAGAAGTTATCAGTAGATGATTTATTACAACTTTGTGAAACTAAATATGATGAAACGAAGGGTAAGATAAAGATATATAAAGATATTCTTGGTTCTAAAAACCAAATTTTATTAAATAGGGAACTAATGCAACTAGATGACGTTGATATTAGTGGTACTATAAAAATGAATACTTTAGATAGATTTAACGAACCTGTTCCCTCTCTAAACAAATTAGATTTTATGAAAATCCTCCTTAAGTACAAGGTTATAGGAAACTTCGGTGATATCAATGATTGGTTAAAAACCACATTCGGTAACATCATTACAGATTAATTTATTGGGTGATTGAAGATTGAGATAAAACCGCTCATTTGCTGGCTACCGGATATCACCCATAAATTATTTTAAAAAAATTAGGTTATTACAAATATATTTCGTATATTTGTAATCAAATTACTAAAACATATAAATGCAAGAATTAGATACATTATCCAAATACGGTCAATCCTTCCAATCAAAGGTTCTTTCGGCTCTTCTTGTTGATGGTAAATTCTTAGATACTATATCCGAGATAACCACACCTAAGTTTTTCGAAAACGATGCGAGTAAATGGATTGTTAGTGAAATATTAGAGTATCATAGTGGTTATAAACAACCACCAACACTAGATGTATTTAAATCTCAATTATCTAAAGTAGATAATCCAATTTTAAAGAAAACAGTTATAGACCAACTACGACATGTTTTCACTCAAGTTGGTAATGTTGATTTGGAATACATTAAGAATGAGTTTACAGATTTCTGTAAAAATCAGAACCTTAAAGGGGTTATATTACAATCAGTTGATTTACTTCAAGCTGGTCAATATGATAAAATAAAAGTTTTAGTAGATAATGCAATGAAAGTTGGTACTGAAACCGATTTAGGACATGATTATAAGGGTGATTTCGATGAGAGAGCAAGTGAATTAAAACGTTCTACTGTTCCAACCAATTGGCAACCTATAAATGATTTAATGGATGGTGGATTAGGACCAGGTGAATTGGGAGTTGTAGTTGCACCATCAGGTGTGGGTAAAACTTGGATACTTACTGCATTGGGTGCAGATGCCGTTAGGAGAGGTTTAAGTGTGGTTCATTACTCTATGGAGTTATCAGAACATTATGTAGGAGCTAGATACGATACTGTATTCACGCAAATTCCTTCAACTGATTTAAAAGAAAGAAAGGATGATGTTAAATCTAAAATAGAATCTCTACAAGGTAAATTGCTTATTAAGTATTTTCCACCAAAGGGAGTTTCTGTTAAGAAACTTAATCAACATATTGAAAAAATGATGATTTCGGATAACAAACCAGATTTAATCATCGTAGATTATGCTGATTTACTATTATCGGATTCAAATAAAGCTGATTCAACTTATGCAGAACAAGGTGGTGTTTACATCGACCTTCGTGGTATGGGTGGACAATTAGAAATTCCAATATGGACAGCATCTCAAACCAATCGTTCAGCAATAGATTCAGAAGTTATTGAAGCAGATAAGATTGCAGATTCTTATGCTAAAGTAATGAATGCAGATTTCATTATGAGTTGGAGTAGAAAATCGAAAGATAAATTGAATGATACTGCAAGAGCACATATTATGAAAAACAGATTTGGACCTGATGGAATTACGTTCCCATGTAAGATGAACACTAACACAGGATACATTGAAGTATATGATGGTAATTCACCAGATGGTGTAATTGCAACAAAACAATCTGCAAGTGGACAATTGGAAACTAAAAAACTTCTACATAAAAAATATGTAGAGAACATGGGATAATGATAAATTACGAATCATTTGGTAAGTTCATTGAACATAATGAGTTAGATTTAGAATATCATAGGGTAACCCAAGATGTGTTTGAAATAGAAGATGTAGATACTGCATTAGATATTATTTTTAAATATCATCGTCAGAAAGGATTTCCTCATTATGATATTCCTACTCATAGGAGAGTACAACAATTTAAATCTTTAAAAAGATTTGATGAACAAACGTTATTTAAAGATGGTAAAATAGACCAAACAATGCATGGATTATCACTTGCATGGACTTATTTTCCTCATTGGGTAGATGTGATTTGTGGTTCGAGTAAATTATCACCAATTGAATATTGGAATAATGATGATAAGTTGAAAGAAATTATTAGAAAAACTTGGAATTGGCAAATCAAACATGGTAGTGGTTCTTTTACTTTAAATCGGTTAAGACAGAATTTAAAAATATATGGAGGGAATCAATCAGTATCCAATTTCAGACCTTCGGCAGCAAAATATATCTATAATACCTATGGAAATCAAGGAGTTGTATGGGATATGAGTTGTGGATGGGGAGGAAGGTTAATAGGATTCCTCACAAGTGATTGTAAGAAGTATATTGGTACTGAACCCTCAACTAAAACATTTGATGGATTAGAGAGGTTAAATGCAGATATCAATTCGATTGGTAAAGAAGTAGAATTGTACAAACTAGGTTCAGAGGTTTTTAAACCAGAAAATGAATCTATTGATTTGTGTTTTACATCACCTCCTTACTTTGATACTGAAAAGTATGCAGATGAGGAAACTCAATCTTATAAAAAATATCCAACCGAACGTGGATGGATAGATGGTTTTTTAAAAGATACGATTTCAAACTGTTATTGTAGTTTGAAAGTTGGTGGAAAGTTGATGTTAAACATCGCTAATACCAAAAAATATAAAACAATAGAAAACGAGACGATGCGAATTTCTTCTGAAATTGGATTCAAACATGTAGATACAATATATTTGATTTTATCATCTGTATCTGGAAATGGAGAAAAGTTAGAACCCATTTTTATATTTGAAAAATAGAGGAAAGAATATCAAAAAAATTATCACACACTTAAGAAAAAAAATAAACTGTGTGATAATAAAAAATTATCAGAAATCTTTTCTGTTTTTAGAAATAGATGATAATTATAAACACCCACTTAATATAAGGTGGGCTTAATAAATTAATAATTAATAAATTTTATGGCAAATTCAAACGAACTATTCGAACAAATCAAAGAGTTATATACTCAATTTGAAACAGAACACAACGGAAGCTCAAAAGCTTCTGCATCAAGAGCAAGAAAAGCAATTGGTGAAATCAAGAAACTTGTAACAGACTACAGAAAAGTATCAGTAGAAGAAAACAAGTAATTTAGATAACTATGAGCAAATTATTCGAAGAAAGAATACCATTCAAACCATTTGAATATCCAATGTACTACACCGAAGGGTGGCTTAAACAAGCACAGGCATTTTGGTTACATACTGAAATATCTATGCAAGGAGATGTCAAGGATTGGAATGAAGTACTTACTGAATCTGAAAAAAACTTAGTTGGTAATATTCTTTTGGGATTTGCTCAAACTGAGTGTGCAGTATCTGATTATTGGACTAATATGGTTACCGATTGGTTTCCTAAACACGAGATAAGACAGATGGCAATGATGTTTGGTTCACAAGAAACAGTTCATGCTACTGCATATTCATATCTAAATGAAACATTAGGATTAGATGACTTCTCAGCGTTTTTGCACGAACCTGCAATTGCTGAGAAGTTTGAACTCCTTACTGCAACATCCAATGAATGGAAACATACAGATTTGGCAACAAATCCACAAGCAAGAAAAGAAGTTGGTAGAAGTTTAGCAATCTTCTCTGCATTTAGTGAAGGGGTATCCCTATACTCTTCATTTGCAGTGTTGTACTCATTCCAAATGAGAAATATGCTAAAAGGGATTGGGCAACAAATGAAATGGAGTGTAAGAGATGAATCTCTACATTCTAAAATGGGTTGCCAATTATTCAGACACATGAGTGATGAATTCCCAGAATTACTAGAAGATGCTAAGGAAGGCATCTACGAAGCAGCAAAACTTATCATACAATTAGAACACAACTTCATTGATATGATATTTGAAAAAGGTGATTTGGAAAACCTTAAAAAGAAAGATTTAAAAAACTTTATCGTAAAAAGAGTAAATGAGAAACTTCTTGAACTTGGATATGAAGCAAAAGAAGGTACTGATGATTACTTTGAATATGATAAAAAATCAGCATCTGAATTAGATTGGTTCTATCATTTGACTGGTGGATTAACACATACTGATTTCTTCGCTATCAGACCTACTGATTATAGTAAGGCAAATGAAGGAGAAGATTGGGGTGATTTATTCTAAAGAATGACACCATTTGATTATTTAAATACGAGTATTAAATCATATCAACGAGTTAGTACTTTACATGGAGTTGGATTATTTGCTTTATATAATATAAAACAAGGTGAAATTCTTTTTCCATTATGGGAAGGAAAAACTGATTGGTATAAAATAAAGTTCGGAGAATCAAAAAAGTTACCTAGAGAAGTATTATCATATATACTTCGTTCATTTGCAAATGTAATTGAAGATGATAACTCAGACATTCGATTTAGATTAGTTAAAGATACTAATTTCTTATTTACAAACCCATTATGTTTGTTAAACTCGAAAGAAGAAAATGGAAATGTAGATTCACAATATGGAATTGCATTGGTTGATATAAAAAAAGATGAGGAATTGTATGGAAACTACGAATACAAACCAAAGAAAATCCTCATATAAAGAAAAATAATAAAAGATTTAATATAAAATGGCAAAAACAAATTACGGAGCAGATTTAGGTTGGGAACTTGATGTAGATTTCCCATCATGGGCAAATACAGAGATATACGTTAAAACAATATCAAATGGATATTTGTTACCAGGTGAAAAACCAAAGGATGCTTATTGGAGAGTTGCATCAAGAGTTGCAATGAGATTGGAAAAACCTCAAATGGCAACTAAATTCTTTGATTACATTTGGAAAGGTTGGTTAAACTTAGCAACACCTGTATTATCAAATACTGGTACTGATAGAGGATTACCTATATCTTGTTTCGGTATAGATGTTGCTGATTCAATATATGATATTGGAAATAAAAACTTAGAATTAATGTTACTTGCAAAACATGGAGGTGGTGTTGGTATTGGTATCAACCAAATCAGACCAGCAGGTTCATCTATTACAGGTAACGGAACATCTGATGGTGTAATACCATTTGCTAAGATATACGATTCTACGATACTTGCAACTAACCAAGGTTCAGTAAGAAGAGGAGCAGCATCTGTTAATCTTAATATAGAACATAAAGATTTCGAAGAGTGGTTGGAAATAAGAGAACCTAAAGGAGATGTAAATAGACAATCACTTAATCTACACCAATGTGCAGTTGTAGGTGATAAGTTTATGAGAAAACTTCAAGATGGAGATCCTGATTCTCGTAGAAAGTGGGGAAAATTACTACAAAAAAGAAAAGCAACTGGTGAACCATACATCATGTACAAGGGAAATGTTAATAAAGCAAATCCAGAAGCGTACAAAAAAAATGGATTAAAAGTTCATATGACAAACATATGTTCTGAGATTACATTACATACAGATGAGAACCATTCTTTTGTTTGTTGTTTATCATCAGTAAATCTATCTAAATACAATGAGTGGAGAGATACTGATTTGGTTTATACTGCAACTTGGTTCTTAGATGGAGTTCTTTCAGAATTTATTCAAAAGGCTAAAAACATGAGAGGATTTGAAAATTCTGTTGCATCTGCTGAAAAAGGTAGAGCATTAGGATTAGGAGTTTTAGGATGGCACACTTACCTACAACAAAATGGTATTCCATTTGAAGGTATGGAAGCTCAATTTGAAACTCGTAAGATTTTTTCTCAGTTAAAGATAGAATCAGATAGAGCATCAAGAGATATGGCATCAGAATATGGTGAACCTCTATGGTGTAGAGAAAGTGGATTTAGAAATACTCACTTAAGAGCAGTTGCTCCAACAGTTAGTAACTCTAAATTAGCTGGAAATGTATCTGCTGGTATTGAACC